CTGTGTGGCTTTACAAACAACAATCGAGAAAAGCTGTGAGGTTGCAGCAATTTAAATCAATTATCAATGGTTACGAAAATTTTAAAACAATGGAACTAGAGAACGGACAACGGACACCTGACAGGCTAGACTTTACTGACATGGTACAAAGATACATTACTGATGGATTGGTAATACCATTTAAAGTTTTAATGGTCGATGAAGCTCAGGATCTAACACCTTTGCAGTGGGATATGATTGTGAAGATAGCTGAGTCTGTTGATAGAGTTTATATTGCAGGCGATGATGACCAGGCGATATATGAATGGAATGGTGCTGATGTAAATTTATTTCAAACTTTCCCTGGCAAGTCTCTTGTTTTAAAAAAAAGCGTAAGATTAAATAAAAATATACATTTTTTTTCTAACTGTATTTTACATTCAATGGGTAGTCATAGAATAGAGAAAGAGTTTTATTCTAATGGTAAAGACGGATCTATACAAAGATGGAATGGATTGAAGAAAGTGCCTTGGGATTTAGATGGTAGTTGGATGGTATTGGCTAGAATAAATGATGTGAAGAGAGAGCTGCAGCAGGAGGCAAAGAACCTGGGCTTGTACTATCAAGATCAAAAAAATAATAAATCATTTGACCCAAACCAATTCATGGCAATACAATTGTGGGAGAAAGTTTGTGAAGGTGGTGCGATATCGAGAGAAGAAGCATGCATTATGTACGAATATTTATTAAACATAGACCACGGATACCGGTCACAGGACAGCAAAAAATGGTCTTTTGCACACCCAAATCAAGTGTTTAATTTTGATGAATTACATCTCAGATGTGGTATGAGAGATGAAAAAGGTCCATGGAATCAAGTGTTTAAAAGAAAATTTAAAGACAAAGATAAACAATACTTCAATAAATTAATGAAGGAAGGTGTGGATCTTACACAACCACCAAAGATAATTATTGATACAATACATCAAGTAAAAGGTGGTGAAGCAGATAATGTGGTGTTAGCCAGTAAATGTAACTTCCCATCACATTATGAAAAAAAGAATTTAGCAGAAAAAGTAAAAGAACTTCGGGTCTGGTATACGGGTGTAACTCGATGTAAACAAAACTTACATTTGCTAGGTACAAACCATCAATACAACTTTCCATTAGGAAAGTATTTCAAACTATACGAGGCAAACTATGTTTAGAAGAATAATCCTTAGTGCGCTTGAGGATAGATATAACGCACAAATATCAGAAGCTGATGCTACACTTAAAATTTATTTAGAAAAACCTGTAGCAATAGGTGAGCACCCGCAGCATGTAGACGAAGCTGACAAATTAGTTGAAAAAATTGCTAATGCTGAAGAGAAGTTAAGAATATTACAGGAGTTTAAAATATGACACACAAAGATCTATTTGATGATGCTTTCCCACAAGATAAACAGATTGGAGGATCTCATTATAAATTTTTTGAGATTCAACCATATGAATTTATTGCTAAAAATGATTTAACATTTTTTCAGGGCAACGTAGTCAAATACGTTTGCAGGTACAAATATAAAAATGGCATAGAAGATCTAGAAAAAATAAAACACTATTGTGATTTAGAAATAAAAAAACTAAAAGATGTTAAAAAGAAATGACTCATCAGCTAAATTTTATTTACAACGACTCCGATTGGGTATGTCCGAGTGACTATCCTGACCTGAGACACGCAAAAGAAATAGCAATTGACCTGGAGACTAAGGATCCAAACATTAAAACAAAAGGCGCAGGTTGGGCAACTTTTGATGGTCATATTGTAGGTTTCGCTGTAGCTGCTCTTGACCAACAATGGTACTTTCCTATTCATCATGATGCAGGTGGTAACATGGACTCTGCGATTACTACGGCTTGGATGCAAGAAGTTTTAAAAACGCCAGCAACTAAAATATTTCATAATGCAAGTTATGATGTGGGATGGTTGCTTGTAAATGGTTTTGAAATAAATGGCCCTATAGTAGATACAATGATTGCTGCTGCACTTATAAATGAAAATAGATTTAGTTTTAGTTTGAATGCATGTGCGAAAGATTATTTAGGTGAGATTAAAAACGAAACATTCTTAAACGAAAAAGCGAAGGAGTGGGGTATTGATGCAAAAGCAGATCTTTGGAAGTTACCTGCAGGTTATGTTGGCTTTTATGCTGAGCAAGATGCAGGTTTGACCTTAAAACTTTGGCAACGTTTCAAAACTGAAATAAGTAAACAAAGTTTAAATGATGTCTGGGACCTGGAGATGGAACTGTTGCCTATATTAATTGAGACTAGGCGTAAAGGTATTAGGATTGATGAAGAGAAAGCTGCAACTTTAAAAAAAGAATTTGTTTCACGTGAAAAAACAATTTTAAATAAAATAAAAAAACAAACTACTTTGGGAGTTGACATATGGGCTGCAAGATCTGTTGCTCAGGTCTTTGATAGAATAGGTGTTGATTACCCACGGACACCGAAAACCGGAGAACCTAGCTTTACGCAAAATTGGTTAGTAAATTGTAATAACCCGATAGCGCAACTAATAAGAGAAGCAAGAGAAATAAATAAATTCCATTCAACATTCATAGACTCCATTCAAAGATTTGTGCACAAAGGTAGAATACATTCTGAAATAAATCAACTTAGATCTGATCAAGGCGGAACTGTATCTGGTCGATTATCTTATTCAAATCCAAACCTGCAACAGATACCTGCGCGTAACAAAGAGTTTGGAGATAAAATTAGAAGTTTGTTTTTACCAGAAGAAGGTAAACAATGGGGTAGCTTTGATTACAGCCAACAAGAACCAAGATTGGTTGCTCATTACGCTGCAAGTGTAAATGAAGATTTTACAGGTGCAGATGAATTTATTGAAGCCTATAAAAATGAAGCTGCAGACTTTCACCAAATAGTTGCAGATATGGCAGGAATAAGTAGAACTCAGGCTAAAACGATTAATTTAGGTCTTTTTTATGGTATGGGTAAGGCCAAATTAGGTAGAGAATTAGGTATTTCTAAAGATAATGCAGAAAATTTGTTAAATAAGTACCACTCTAGGGTACCTTTCGTTAAGAAATTAGCTGAAGCTGTAACCAATAGTGCTTCAAAGTATGGGTTTATTCGAACGATAAGGGGTCGTAAATGCCGATTTGACATGTGGGAGCCTGCTACCTTCGGAATGAACAAAGCAATGCAATACGAAGAGGCTAAGGCCATTTATGGAAATAACATTAGGAGAGCTTTTACTTATAAAGCCTTAAATAGGCTTATCCAAGGATCTGCTGCTGATCAAACAAAACAAGCTATGATCAATTGTTACAAACAAGGTTATAAGCCTTTACTACAGATTCATGATGAGTTATGCTTTTCTATCAACTCTGAAGAAGATATTAAAGGAGTGAAGGAGGTAATGGAGAATGCAATCGAAAACCTCAAAGTCCCATTCAAAGTCGATGTTGCATTGGGAAGAAGCTGGGGTGAAGCAAAAGAATAGTTGTCCGAGATGCCAAGGCACAGGAATTGTTGAAACCTGGAATGACACCTCAGAAACTTTTAAAGTTAAGTCTGCGTGTCCTCAGTGTCAGGTTCATCTGAGTGTTCCTGCTCTTCGGTCTGCTGGTCTTTAAACTCTTCATCAGCAATCTTTTTTAATTGTTTGTAGTAATTTGGATGTTTCCATTCAAACGTCATTTGCTCTCCTTTTATTTTTTATCTAGTCTAGCTAGCTATATCTAGAAGACCTTTTTTAGCGTCTTCAACACTTTGTTCATTGATCTTAACTTTAAGATCTTTGATTTTAATATCGATCCACTTCATATCAGGCGTTACTCTACCTTGTTCCAACGCTTTGCCCGCCCACTTGGACTCCAATTGAAGTTTCTCCGTTATTAACTTTTGTAGTTGCATCTCGGTCAACCTCCTCGAAGGTTATAAAAAGAATGTCTGGATTTAACCAACCACCAGCATCCTTCTCTGTTACATCTCCTGACTCAACCTTCTTTTGAAACGTGTCAAGAGCAGCTTTATCATTCTTAGCCTCAAGCATCTCATCAAGTAATATGTTTTTATATTTTGCTTGGACGCGATATAGCTTCATGTATTATTATATATCAAAATGTGACTAGATTGCAACTATGTGTCTAATTTGGGCTTTTGAGGCAATTCTTTACATTCAAACTTAATTACCATTTTTCCAGTATTTATGCGGTCTTTAGACCAATTTTCATCTTCAGATAAGAATTTTAAGGATCTCTGGGCAAGTGCATAGCCATTATAAACACAATCATAATGAGTTTTAAATTTATATCCAGGAATTTGACTATCAATGCATTGACCTGTAATTGTGCTGCAAAGCCATAATACTAAAATATAATCCATAAAGTCCTATATTATCCTATCTTTTTAATTACTTGCATATCCCATGAAAATGTATATATGTCAAACAATGTTTTTTAAAAATACTAACAAAGAGGTTATCATGAAAAACAATCAAGAGAAAGCAGCAATGACTGCTGCTGAAAAGCTAGGTGAAGCATTGGTTTTAAAGCCTGAATGGGAAGTAAAACCAAAGAGCGTAATCATGACTCATGTCTTTTCAGTTACATTTAATGAGTCAACAAAAGAACTGCAGTTGGAAGTTAATGGTGATGTTTACCAAACTCTCAAATGCAAAGATATCCTAAATGGAAAAATAAAATTCCATAATGGATTAAACGAGATCATAAACAAATTTAATTTATGGAGGTTCGATGAGCCAAAGTCCAGTAATTAAATTAAAGTCTGACTCAACTGTTTTAGGCAGTTGGATTAGTCGAGTTGATCAAATACTTAGTCAAGTACCAATTGTTGCTGCTGAAGATCATATGCCACTTGATTACTCACACGATGAGTTTCAACAAGCTATGAAGAAGCTGCAGCAGTGTGCAATGTACTTTGAGAACATGCCAATCTATCCAATTAATGAGTCGATTGCATCTAAGTTAATATACGACCAATTGCAGGGGGCTAATGACAAACCAGATTATTAGTTTTTTGCTTTTGATTTCACTACTAGTGATACCACCAAAAATTATTTTATTAATAGTTGGGTTACTAGGTTACACAATATTGTTCTAACCAAGGAGGAAAAGATGAACAATGCAATAAAAAATAAATACTTTGAGACAACGGATTACTCAAAGTTTAAAAAAGCTAGAG